AGGTTTTTTTAGTTCTTTTACTAAATTAAATTCTTCTTTTTCTGGTGCTTTTGTATTTACTTCTTTTACTATTGTTGGTTCTGGTTCGACTACATTTATCTCAGGTTTTACTTCTTCTGGAATTATTTGATTGTTTTGTAGATTTGAGTCCATTATTTAAAATAACTTAGGTTCTCTTCTTGCGTCATTAAGAACATCTGTCACTAGCTTAACGTAGTCTGAGTCTGTTGCATAACCATTTTCTTTTAATCTTATTATTGCTTCTTCAGCAGTATCCACATTTACAGTACCTTTTCTATCTTGGAAGTCATCATTCCAGAATTTTTTATAATGTTCTATTGATTGCTTGACAGTATCAAAGTTTTTAAAGTGTGCCATCACTCGTACTTTCTTACCATCAACTTCTTCAAATGTAGGTGCTAGTGTTGATTGACCAGCATCTATTTCTGCTTGTGTTGCTTTTATACCAAAGTAGTTATTCTTACCAGTAACTTGTAATCCATGATCTGATTCAACACCAAACTGTGCTGCAACTACTTCTGGAAACTTAATACCAACTTCTTTAGCTAGTTTATAAATTGTCTTGAAATTAGTTTCCATACGTTGTACTGCGTTATTCTCTTTGCTAATCGTTACTTTGGTATCTTCCTGTTTTTTATTTTCTTTTCCTTTAAATGGTAAAGCCATAGCTATAAGACTGCCATCTCGCAAACCTAAGTTTGGAGTCATGTCAGACTGTACTTCAGATAGGTCTTGACTTGGTAAAAATTCTCCTGTTGTAGTTGTTGGTTGGTCTAACTCTTTTTCTGCTATCTCTGCTGCATCTTCATCTTGGAATGAACCCATTAAGTTTGTTTTCATATAGTTAGGCATATTTTTGTATATAGAACTGCTAGTATCAAATCCATAAGTAGTTTGTAAATACATATTAAATCGGTTCATAAAGTTTTCCCCTGCCCCGATAGGTGGTGGTACATCTCCTGTAGCAAGCAATGTTCCATCTTCTGTTGCATTTGCTGGTGGTACAACTATGTCTGAAAAGATTTTACTTAGCTTTAAATCATTAGGGTTAGTTATAGTATCAGGTCTGGCTGGTGTATCTTCATTGGTTGATTTGTTTAATTGGTCGTTAGGTTTTGACTTATTGATACCTTCAAAAATACCTGATGGTTCAAAGTTACTTATATTTGTATTTGTATTTAATGGTATAGCTGGTACGTTAAATTTTTCTCTAGCTTGATCTAAAGAAGCTTGCTGATCTTCATTTAATGTAAAATGTTTTGGTGTCATTCCAAGTTTTGCATAGGTATCTAATACATCTCCAACAGTTATATTTCCATATTCTTGATATTGTTCTACAAGTTCATCAACAGTTGGTTTTTGTCCATCACTACCCATCTCCATTCTGTCTGCAATTCTCTCAAATAAAAATATTTGTCCTTTAATTTTCTTTTGGTTGTATTGTTCTATATCTATACCTTCAACACTAAGAATATAAGTTCTTGCTTTCTCTCTTGATTTCTCTGCAATATCTTCAGCCTTATTAATTAGTTCGTCTTTTGAAGCGTCTGGATTTTGTTTGTACCATTCTTTTAATTGTTTTTTACCATCTATACGAAAATCATCTCTTGCCCTACCATCTGCTGCGTCTTTAAATTCTTTACCATCAAACTGTACAAATTGATCGTTAATAGCATCTTCAATAATTGTGACACCTTGACCAAGAGTTGTTAGTTCTCCATCAAAATTTTCATCTATAAATTTAATTAAATCTTTAAACTGTTGACGTTGTTTTGGTAGTTGCAATGAACTGTTATACCAGCTTCTAGCTGCACGTGTAGCTTCTTTTTTTGTATTAAATTCATTAAATAAAACCTTATCTTCTATATCGTCATATTCATCATATTTTTCTGGCCTTATAACAGTAACTTGATTATTCAAAAACTCTTTTGCTTTTTCTGTTGGATAACGCTTATAGTATTCAACAACATCTTCATCTGTTGAGTCAGGGTTACGAAGAATAGCAAGGCCGTCATCTTCCATTTGTCTTTCTTCTAGCTTTTCGTTTTTTTCTTCTATCTCTTCTTGTAATGTCAGCAGCATCTTTTCAAACTTATTAGCTTTCTTTGTAAATGCAGGGTGGCTTGTAAGTGTAGATGTACCTTTATCATTTGTTGGAAAATAATCAGCCATATTATTCAACAAAGCTCTAGCCCCATCTACATCTCCGCTTAGTGCTATAGAGGTGGCAGCATCTATAAGAGTATCTACTTGTTGTTCTAATATTTTGTTATAGTTTTCTCCTTTAAATAATCTTCTTATCTCTGTATTCTGCTTTAATATTTTAGCTCTAAGGTTAGCTTCGTTTTGCTGTACTACTTCTTCTGTTGCTCCTTGTGGTCTAAGTAAATAGTAGTCAGCTATATTACTTTTCATATTCTCACTATTTATAACCTTATAGTTTTCAAATAGCTGCTTAGGATATTCTGTATTAGATAAGTTATGAATAGCATCATGTCCTTTATCTAGCTCTGGTACAAAATATTTATTGAAATAGTATGGTTTAACATCTAGCTTTTCTATATAGGTGCTTCTCTTACCAGCAAGCCAATTTTGAAAAGTAGAGTTAGTAAATGGAAATGATGAAATTGGTCTTGTTTCACCTGATACTTCATCTACACCAGTATCAGTAAGAAAACTTGTTTGTAATTGTTGTGCATAAGACTGTCCTAATAACGTAGCTTTTGTTTTAGAAAAGTTATGTTTAAACCAAGGAGTTCTGCCAGCTAATATCTGTGCTTCTGTTGGGTTAACTGTTTTACTAACATTATCTAGTCTCTTACCCCATTCTTCTTCTGTATTATCAAGCTCTGCTTCTTCTGGAAACTGCTGATCTACTGCTTGATTGTATAGATTTACATAGTTTGGACTTGTTGGATCGTATATTTCTTTAGCTGCCTGTTCTGCTTCAGCACCTATAATACCTCTTTGTTTATCAATCTCACTCTCCATTAGTTTTCTAAGACTAGGATTAATGATAGATAAAGCACTAGCAAGCTGACCAAAACCATCTTGTGTATTGACAGCAGCAATCCTACTTTGTCGTACAAAGGTATCTACTGGTCTTGCCTGTGGCTGAAAGCTTGAAGTCATTTAACCTCTTCTATTGAAAGCTATGTAGCTGTTTAGTCCTAATGTAGCAGCTTCGGCTACAGTATCTAGCAGCGTTGGTGCTTTCTGTGCTTGCATATATGCTTGGTTTTGATAGTCAATAGCTTCATTTCTTCTGCTTTCTCTTTGTGCTATAAGACCTTCTACATCTCTTTCATATTGTCTATCTGCTGATTCCATTGTTTGATTTATTGTCTCTCTTAAAGTAGCTGCTTGTCTCTGTGCATCTCTATCTAACAAGGCAGCTAAGTTACCTGATATACCTTCTGTTGCTGCAATAGCTCCCTGTGCTTCTATTTGTTTGATTGAAGCTGCAAGTCTTTTCTGTGATTGTGCTGCCCTTTCTTCCTCTAATCTTGAACTGATAGCTTCCTGTTGTGCTGCAAATGCAGCGTCAGCAGATAACGCACTACGTCTTGCAGATTCGTAAGCATAACTAGCCTGTTGATTTGCTACTCTTTGTGCTTGTACTGTACTTGCTACACCTATAGCAAGACTACCAAGGAACAAACCACCAGCTAATTTACTTGTAAGTCCAAGGGCAGGGATAGCAGCACACATTACTTGATCCTCATAAATTCAAAGAATGGTTTTTTGTACTCTCCATATTCCTTATGGTATGTAGTAAATTGAAACCCTAAAGATTTTAACCACTTAATAGCAGACTCATTCTCTGCATATACTACATTGTATAGGATTTTGTAAGATTTCAACAGGTTGTCAACCCATTTTCTACCTTCTCTTATTAATTGTATTTTATATTTTTTATTACTGAACAATTCATCTGTAGATATTAACCATATACAACCATTAGAAACAACACCACATATACCCATAGGTTGATCTTCGTCACCAGCTACAGTCATCACTGTTTTACTATGTAGAAAAGATAAACGCAAAGCTTCTTCTGGATCTTCATTTGTTTGATATTTAATTTCTATTCTGTCTATATTTCTAATGTGAGAGCAAACGTAATTTAAGTCTGAGAGTTTTGATTTTCTTAAATACCCCATACTTACATACGTCTACTTCTGATATGGAATACAGCTTCATACTCTGCACTTGATAGTTGTGTTGGTAGGTATGAATTGTTTTTTATATCTATATCTACTCTGTCTGCCCTACTAAATATTGGTACTCTAAATGTACCTGTCTCTAAATTAATCTGACCTATAGAACTAGAAGCTGCACCAAGCAGACGACCAGTAAATTTATGTGTACTTGTATCTCTATTCTCAGGTGTTACTTCTACTTGAAAGAATCCTGTATCTTCAAACTTGATATAGAAGTAGTGCATCTGTAATCTACCGCTTAGTATCTCTGCACTATTCTGCCCTGCTGCTTCTGTTATACGTTGTTTACTAAACCTGTAATGAAACTCAAATGGTTCTCCAATAATAAACTTTGCATTTCTGTAGTCTCCATCAGCTTCTATTGTTGTTGTTGAACCATTAGTAAGGTTGGTTGTTTTTATTACAGCACCAGACTTAAGAGTTCTTGTATTACCAAACAAATCAACAAATGTGCTGGTTTCTCCTGACCCTAAATATCTACCTACAACACTCATAGCTCCTCTAAGTCTATATGGAACTGTAAAAGTAGATTTCTTAGTTGTTGAGTTAAATGCTACTGATACACCTGTAGTTGCTTCTGTTACCTTATGGTCTAGGTAAAACTCAAAGTCTGCATTGGTTTCTGTAAAATCATTCTCGAAAGGTATTTTTTCTAATGATGTGCCATTAGCTTCTTCTATTACACAGAACAAATCAGTACCAACAAAATCAATATTTCTTATAGTGCGATTAGAGTTGATAGTAAAAGTAAACCAAGAGTTTAATACCTTCTGACCTTGACTGCCATATAACCAGCGATTTACATACAACTTGTTTGGATTATCAGTACCAAGCAAAACCAAAACATCTTGGTTGTTTGATACAGCAAGTTTAAATATCCCACTTGGTATTAGTTTTGGTACATGAATTGTAGTGTTGGTCGCATCTTTTACTGTGACATCTGACTGTGTTATATATTCTCTGATACCAGCAAACGTACCTTTCTTTGTTAAGAAGTAGATACTAGAACCAGAACCTACAGGACTAGCAGCATCACTACTTTCAAACTCTGTTGCCACCAGCACGTTAGCTGTTTTTGGTGTCAGGTTATCTGCTGAACTGCTAAGTACAAACTGTGTTTGATCTGAGAACAAGATCAACTGTTCTCCCATAGTTACTGCATTTTTAAGAATCGCAACTTTAGTATGTGATGCAGCTACGTCTATTGGATCTGAGTCAATAACAGATAAGACTGTCTCTGGAAAGAAGTTAAAAAACTCACTAACTCTTGATAGTACTACGTTGTCATCAGCCAGAAAGCCTAGTCTGTTTCTAAAAAAGAATACGTTATTTATCTTGGCATTTATAAAAGATGGATCAGGTGCAGATACCAGATCACCAACAGTACGTTCTCCCCATTTTGGCAATGTATAGGTTTGTCCTGATAATGTATAACTATCCCCATCAACCCTTGCAAATCTAAAGTTACCATCAGCCTGTCTTATCAAGACATGGGGCATAGTGTCATAGTTAAATTTAAACTTGATACCAGCTTCTACAGTCTCTTCCCATTGTCCTTCTTCTAAAGCATTACCATTATTAGTAACAAACTTAACGTAGTAGTTATCAAAGTTTGTTTGTTCATCTCCTTTTACTTCAACAACATATCCATTAGGAGAAACAGTAGGTAAGTCTGTAAATCTCTGTACTGAATCTTTTACTACTGTAATCTGTGTATTACCTTGTGTATCTGATCCATCAATAGAAAAGTTACTGCCATCATTTTTCTTTATATGTATGACACTACCACTTCTAGCAATAGTAAATCCTGTCAATCCAGAGTTAAGACCAGACTGCAAATCACTAGCTACTTGTTCAGTACTGAGAGTAGAATCGTTGTGAGTATCATCTGTAACTGTCACACCATCTACAGTGACTGAGTATGTTGTGTTATCTGAAACTTGATTTATAAAAACTATAGCTTGAGTAATGTTGCCAGCACTCAATGAAGAATCCATAGTTGCTGTAATGCTTGTATTTACAACAAAGGTAAAGTCAGCAATAGTAACAGTTTTAATAACGCTTCTTGGATTGGTAGTGTTTAGATAGTTTGTACCATCAGGTTTGTTTACAGTCTTTTCTGTACCATCTAACTCATAGACTTTGACATTACCATTACTAAATACTGCAATGTATCTTTCATTTGCATCTCTATTAATAGTTTGAATATGAACATTACCAAGTGCAGAGTTGCTTATATTAGTTACATACTGCAAGCCTGACCTTTTTATAAGACCAATGACAGGGTTGCTATCAGCATTATCTTGTATGTCTGCGTGGTCTGCTTGTTTAGAAGAGTCTGATGACTGAGATATACCTCTTAGTAAAGTAGGTATGGATCTAGAAATGACAGGCATAACTATCTGTTAAGAACGTCAATAGGACTGAATGTATTTATTGCATCACTTATAGCTGGATCTCCTATAAGCATATTATGATCTGCATTACTTAAGTCTGTTTCCATAAGTATAGCTCTTGCTCTTATTTCATCTTGTTCTGTATAAGTTCTTAAGCTTTGATCTCCAACTAATCTATCAACAAATATTCTTGCAGCTTTTACGTTGATATATCTTCTAGCTTGTTCTGGTATCTCATCAAAGTTTCTAAAATAAATAACAGTACATTTTAAATCTTCATCAAAAATAAATGTCTGCTTTTTTCTATCGTAAAGTTTTAGTCCTCTTTGAATAGGATCTATTGATGGGTGGTCAAAAGTATTGGCATCAACTCTTAATATATCAGTACCTAAAACAATATTATTAGACGCATCTCTTGTAAGAGTTACGTTGATTTCTGTATTAAAACTCCACCCTTCTGACTGTACTTCCTTGTTTACTTCGATTAATGTATTCTGTGCTTTTCTAACGTCAACAGGTAGCGTACCAGTTAATGAGTTTACTGGTGCTTCTCCTATTGCATCAAGCATTATATTGATACATTCAAGTTCGGTGGTTGCAGCTACAGCCATGATCTAGTACTTTTTTGTGGGTATCTTCAATTTAGATTTATTAGATTTCATTTTACCAGACTTCTTTTTCTTGTCTGTTTTCTTTTTACTACCAGAATGATACATAAAAAAAAAAGGGTATCTAATAATAAGATACCCTATAAATTGAAATTAAGAAGCAGCAAGTTTAATTGTTGCAGCACATTCTGGTCTTAGGATTCCATGACCGAGCAAGTACTTCGCAACCATTAATGTACCTTGATACATCAAATTGTAGTCTGAGCCTGAGATCTCAGTTGTCATATCCATTAGCTTAACTGTACCAACAGCAGACTTATGGAATACAAGTCCGATAGTTTTACTATCGTCACCTGAGTAGGTGTTGTTCGCACCACTTGGGTTACTGCTGACGTTTGTCTGTGGAACGCTGTTAGACATCATGATTGGTATGCCAGCAATTTGCTGTACTTTACCTGATGCAAACGAACCATTACCTTGTGGGTTGAAGTCAACATCTACAGTTCTTGTAGCAGATTCAGCAAGCTTGTAATATTCAGCAGGGGGAAGAACACAGAAACGATCTGTCTGTGGTATGTCTCTCTCATCCATTGTCTGTGCAATGTCGTAGATAGCACCAGCTAGTTCATCACCTGATACAGCAGCAGAAGTTGTGTTACCAGAAGCAAGAGTAGATACGATACCACCATTACCACCACTAAGAGTAGTAGATGCTCTGGAAGCATTAGCTATTTGCTTGGCTACGTTTAAATCGTATTGCTTTGCGAGAGCCTTACCAAGTTCATCAGCATAAGTTGATCTCACATCATAGTGATTCTTAAGCTCATCAATTTGAGCCACAAATGCTTGTGCTACTAAAAGATCATCTATAAGAATAATCTTCTCGTTAGCTTTGATCTGGTTTGCTCCAACTAAGGGAGTACCTACGCTGTGATAAGCTGCGGTAGCTGCACCTAAAACTGGGAAGCTTGCACTCTTGCCTGATGTAATAGTACGAACTGAATGAAGTTGCTCGTTAAAGATATTGTTTCTCGAGAACGCAGTTAGCACCTCGCCACTGAATACCTTTAAAAATAATTCATCAAAGTTAGTACCACTATTATTGACAAGACCAAGCCTAGAAACTGTGGCGTTAGCCATTCTAAACTCCTTGAATAAAGATTAATAATAGGGTTACTTCTTTTCGTAATCGTTTTCCAAAGCGTTATCTGACGTATCAGGCACTAAGTTTTTTTGATTTGTTGTTAGAAGTATCAGCAATTCCACTTGCGTAATGCAAGAGCCTTGCGTGTTGGTCTGCCCTTATCGTCTTTCATAGCCCCCTTCACTCCTTTCATTCTTGCACAAAAAGATTTCTTACGAGCCTTTTGTCTAGGTGAAAGTCCACTCTTTTGAGTGACAGGTCGTTGCAACTTTGAACCTGTAGCTGCATTAATTCTTCTTCTCCCACTTTCAGACAATCCTCCTGTAGGATTCTTGTCAGACTTTCTAAGAGATAAAGATTTTCTGCGTGGAGACATGAACTACGAGTAAGAGTAGTTAAATAAAATATAACACTTATGCAGTTGCTTGTCGTCTTTTGTGATTGTAGTTTATTCTTTTCTTGCTTACCTTTGTTCTCTTAAACTTAAGAGTTTCTCTGTTAGACATTTCTGTTGTAGTCTTGGGAGTCTTACTACTAACTCTTTTAGATGGTCTGCAAGCAGGGTAGCCAGCACGTTTCTCTCCTTTTTGACGACCACAAGGTTTGCCAGTTTTTACGTCTACCCACTTCTCTTTGAACCATCTAGTAAGACTCATTTGCCTACATCTTTTTGTGCTTTAGTATGTGCAGCTTTGAATGAAGAACCTTCACGCATTAGCTTTTTCATTAGATCCATGTGCTTTTTAGAATGATGCTCTGAATGTTTCTTCAGAGTTCTCATCTGACTAAGTGTAAGCTTCTTCATGCTTTAGTGTAACCTCCACCAGCAGCTTTATATTCTCTTACAAGCTGTCCACTTGCATAAGCACTAGGCCACTTCTTTACTCTAGCTTTTACCTTTGCTTTTATCCTTGCATAAAGAGAAGGGTTGGTTGGTTTGTTAGCCATTAGACAACATCTGAACTACCAATTCTTGCATATACGCTTTGGGTGTATGCTGCATCTTTACCATAGCGAGGATCACTCATTGCAGCAGTAATCTCTGCTGCTGTTTGGAATGGATTGTTGTCGTTACGAGGTGTACGACCACCAATCAAGTCTGGCTCATAGCCTTGTGATTCATTCATTTGTGCTTTAAGTCCTTGAACTGCGATTTTAATTACAGGTACATTAGCTGTTTCAAGTAATTGATTGAAAGAATCTAATGTCTCCTGTGGAAGATTGTTTGTACTCCATTCTACTAGCTGCTTATAAGCTTCTTCTCCACCTACAGATTGTTTGATTTCATTTGATTGTGCTATGGTCACATCTTCTGGTGATCCACCTGTACCTCTCAGACCATCAAGGTATGTATCTATAACCTGTTTAGAAAAGCCAGCTTCACCTAGCTTGCTGTAATCATCTTCATTGATCTCACCTGTATCTGAGAATCGTTGAGTAATATCTTCTACATTAATACCAACTTCCTCTAGTACAGAAGCAAGACCTTCGCCATAAAATTCTTCAGCATCAAATGATGGCTGTTCTTCTTGGTTTTGTTCTGTCTCTTCTGTACCTTCTGATTGTTCTTCTGTCTGTTCTATAGCTCCAAGCTTACCTTCTAATTCTTTGTAGCTTTTCACCATATCTTCAGCAGTTTTAAACTTCCCTGCAATCAGTCCATTGTCATCTCTCAAACTTTCAATATCTTCAGCAGACATTGGTGGAGTTTCATTAGCCTGTACTTGTGATGATGTCATAGTAAGTAATCAGTTTAATGTTATTGTACGACCATTTTTTGTTTTGACTACTTTTGGTTCAGTAGGTTCTGGTGTGTCGTTAACACCTAGTTCGCTAACGATAGCTTTATCAGAGACAAACTTTCCGTTTTCATCTCTGGGTTTACTCTTGGATTGGGGCTTCTTGGTTGGCATTGATTTGCTCCTGTATTTGATCGGCCTTCGCATTGTTTTGTGGGTCAAGCAAAGGTGAAGTTAAAGCAGCACTACCGAGTGATCGAACAAGCTCTTGCTGCTGTAGCTGCTGCTGTTCTTCGGCAATCTGTTGTGGTGATTTTATCAGATTCGTACTGTCAATGCCAATCGAGGTAGCAAGCATCTTGACTGCTTCATCTAGATTCACAAACTGTCTCATAATATCTCCACCCAAAGCTTGAGATACAGTTGTAATAAATTCAATAAGCTTATCTCTATCATGTCCTCTACCAAGTCCTTGAAGTCCAGTAATGATATGGAGTTTCACTATATTGTCTGGTAGTTTAGGTGCTTTACCTGACTTGACCAGTAAGTGCATACGTCTTTTGAGATATACAAGTTGAAACTCTTGAGTCAGGATAGAGTAGATTCCTCCAAGACTATTCTCTAATTCATTTGTCAGTATCTTTAGCTCTGTACTTGTAACTCTTTCAGCGTCACGTTGAACTGCCTTTGCCATAAGAAAAGCATACTCAAGTCTTGATTCTATTCTTTGTACTGCTGTGAAAGATGTCTGTAGGTCTGCACCTTTATTGACTTGCATAACAGATATGTCTGTAGCCAAGCCTTCTCTTATAGCTCCGTTAGGTGCTTTGCTTAGAGTCGAAGCTCTTGTTACACCATTGGGATTTACTAGAAACAAAGTACGTGCTGACGCTGCTGCTGCTTCAATTATTGCTTTCATTAAAGCTTCAAGAGAAATCAGATCTCCCCTGTATTCTTCAACATATCCCCTTCCATAACTTTCTCCTGATTGTCGGATAAACCTGAGAGGAATAAAAGGAGTGACATCTACCTTAGACATACCATCTGTGCTTGGTATCTTTTCGTTCTTACATTCCTGATGCCACATAAAAGAATCATTGACTCTTTTAACGTGTGTATATATATCCAACTCTTCTTCCATCTCTTCGCTGTATTGTTCTTTCTGCTTTATAAGTTCTAAAAAATCTGCTGGTAATGCTTGAGCATTTATAGTTTCTTTAATAATAATTTCTAAAGTATTACCATTAGGATCTCTTCGTATCACATACTTTTCTAGTGGATATACTTGTAGTCCTTTGTCTGTTAGATATAGCAGAACATTACCACCTACGATTAGATGCTTGAGTGCTTCAAACATTCCTACTCTATCGTTTGATACTTCTATCTCAGACATCAAAGCATTTTCTATTACCCTCAAAGCTTTGTCCATCTCAGACATTTGTTCACTAGCTCCCTGCTGCATCAAGGCAAGACTATCAATAGTCAGCTTGAAGAAAGGAGTAGATGGTGGCAACAAAGCAAGCAGCAACTTAGCTGCTAACGAGTTGACACCTCTAGCACCTACACCTTGGAATGGTGTTTTAGTTTTACTTCTTGTACCTCTTGCATTTTCTGGTATCAGATTAGGCAAGGTAAGCTTTGAAGAATCTCTAGCTTCTCTCAAAAAGATAGATCTCTCTTGCTCGTAAAGAGCATACAAAGATGCTGCTGTCTTTTGTGATGAAGTGTAAGCCATGTTATACAGGGTAGTTTAGATCGCCAGAACTTAACAAAGGAATCCGCAAAGAGCTAGTGCCTAGTCTTCTAGCTGTTGTACCTCTAGTAGATCTTCTAGAACCAGCAGTCATACCTTGAGTACGTTGCTGTCCTGTGACAGTAGCACCACTTGGCCTTGGTCGAGTAGAAGTTCTGTCTGCACCTGTAACTACTCTCCCTGCTGTTGGTTCTGGTGGTGGGGGAATAGGTCTTGGTGGTGGTGGCGGCGGTGGGGCTGGTGGTCTACCTCTGCACATAGTTACCTCGTTTTGCTGGATCTACTTCCAGACATTCGTGACTTTCTACTTATTCTAGCCTTTGCTAGATTTTTTGCCTTCTGTTTATTTCTAGCTAGGTTAGCTTTTTGTTGTGCAGTTTTGTTACCTCCACCTCTTCTTGTTAACAATTTTGTTAACAATTCTTCTGTTCTCTGTAGGTTTGGATCTACATAAGTTCCTTCTTTCTTCTGTCTCTTTATCTTTAGTTCTTCTGTAACTTTCTTTGTATCTTTAGGATTTTCTACACCTGTCTGCTTTCCTGTTACTACAGGTGGTGCATCTTGAAACGCAGCAGTCTCACGTTGCGGTGTTGCATAAGCTGGGCTACCTCCTATACACATATCAATCTAAAACTCTCTGATTAATCATGGCTTCTTGTTGTCTCTTTTGTTGTTCAATAAGATAGTCAACTACAAATCGTTGCCCTGCTTTATACCATATCTCTCTATCAGATAATGACAAGTCTGGGTGACGTTGTGGAAATGCAACATCAAGACCTTGTATCAAATCATCTGTGATTGGTGGTAATAATGGATTCGCCATGATTCTATGCTATCATCAAATCAATGGGAGTGGTTACCCATTGGTAAAGCGTTGAAACCCCTGAGACAAGTGACTCGTCTTGGGGGTTTCTTCATGGGTTCCAAAGTTTTACTTCTCCTGTATTGTAATCGTAATCTCCTTCTCGTAATATTCTTGTCAGTCTTGCATTGAGAATAGCATCACCAAGACTGTAACCTTTCTTAGTATAAGTATCTAATACCTTAGTCCATAGTGCATCAAGAGTATCAGGTGTATTGGTTAGAGTCTTGCTGGCTGTAACCATACCCATACCTTTGATACCTATGATGCCATCACCAGCATCACCAGCTAGTGACATCTCTAACCAATGTCTGTTTGCTTTCTTCTCTGTGATATGTTCGATTGTATCTTCAGCAATCAGCTTGCAAGGTACAGTCCTCATATCTTTATCGACTGATACTATGATTGGATTCTTGTACTTACCATTGGTTGCAAGCAAAGCCATCACATCATCTCCTTCTAGGTTCTGATAAGAAGCTGACTCATAGTTTTGTTTTACCTGATTGATTACAGTCTTAAGTGCTAGTGGTTTTCTTTTACCTATCCTGTTGATCTTGTACTCAGGAAATATCTCATGTCGAAATGTAGGGTAAGAAGTAAAGCACATCACTATATCGTGATCTCCTTCAGCAATACCTTTATATACATCTAGTCTACTATCAATAAGATTTAATATATCTCTTTCATCAGAGTGAAGTGTATGCTCCCACTCTGTCCACCTGATGTCTTGTTCACAAGCACAGCAAGAAGAATAGATAAGCCAATCAGCATCAACAAGTAAAGTCATAATTAAATAAAGTCCTCATAGACAACAAGCCGACCTGTCTTTTGGTCGTACAATAACTTATCTACTTCTCCTGTCATACCAGTATGTCTCGACTTCAATACCTTTAGCTGTAGTCTCTGCCTTTCACTAGCATCTCCTACTTGGTTTCTTGATGCACCAAGTACTACATCTGATAGCTGTACAAGAGAGTGAGATCCTCTAAGATCAGATACAGATATGTCTCTACCTTCTTCATGCCCTTGCCCTTGTGGTCTGCGTAGATGACTGACTACTATCAAAGCTATGTTGGTTGCTTCACATAAACTTCTAAGTTTAGTCATTGTTACATCTATAGCTCTGCGTTCATTGTCTAGTTCAAGACCAGACATGACTATTGATATGTGATCTAAGATAACTACTTGTACTTTATCTACAGTTGCCAGATACCTTATCTGTTCTAGCAATACATCAGGGTCAAGACTGCCAAAGTGATTATAAAGAAAGAGGTTGCGAGTTGAAGTCAACCTATCAAATGCAACCTTCAGTTCTTCTTTTTTTATGACATCTTCATTTAAGTGCAAAGGTACATTCAAGTCAATACCCACCAGACCTTGAAGAGTTCTTTGTACTGTTTCTTCCAAACCTATATAACCTACCTTGAGATTCTTTGTTAAGAAGTGATGGCAGAACTCTCTGCATATTGTGGACTTACCAGCACCACTACCACTAGCTACTGTGAATAGCTGGCTAGGAAACAGACCTCTTGTATATTCATTCAGCTTTGGATATGGAAAGTCACATACAGCTTTACTTGTTTCTTTGGTAAACAAATCCCAAGCGTCTGCTGCGTTTATAAGAGAGTCAGGTCTTACTGGTCTAGCTTTCCATAACCTATCTTTAACAAGCTCTCCTTCACCTAATACAAGATGATCGTTTACATCATTACGATCTAGTCTTGCTATTGCTGCCTTACCTCTTGGTAAGACTTCCATACATTTCTCTGCTGCTTTGTTACCAGCTTCATCATTGTCAAAGCAGATAACGATACGACAAAAACTATCAAGCCATTTGTAGTTAGCTGCTAGGTACTTGGCTGCTGACTGTACTCCTGATGGTATAGATACACAGGGAAACTTATTACCTTGTATCTGACTAGCACTCATGCAATCTATCTCTCCTTCACAGACAGTTATAAATACAGAACCATTACCTCCATGCTGTCTCCATAGATGCTGACCCCATAGCTGTACCTTTGACATATCTCCTATCCATATAAACTTCTTATCTTGAAAGCGTATGTGCTGTGCAACATCATTACCTTTCTGATCTTTGTATGTAGCTACCTGTACTGGTTGCCCTCTGTATTCAGACATACCATAACCAAATAGTTCTGAAGTCTCTTTAGTGATTCCACGTTTAGCTAAAGGTATAGGTGTTACCTTCAATAGCTTTGGGTTTGGTTTGTATATAGGAATGATCTTAGTGGTCACTTGCTTTTCTTTTTTGTTTGGGTAGTAGGTATAGCTACAGTCCATAGTGAAACAATGATGGTGTCCATCATCAAACACTGCACAGTTTTTCTTTCCGCACTCAGGGCAAACTATTTTGTTTTTGTATTGGCTCTTCATACCAATCATCAGGAATAAATTTGTCGCAGTATTGAAACCCATGTCTCGTACACCAAGCAGCATACGAGATAGAGTTCTTAGCTTTAGATAGTTTGGTTCTACTATTTTGAAAGCAGAATCTAATATCTAAGTCGGGTCGTTTCTTCTTAATTGCAAGATGTTTTCGTCTATCTTCTTTTGAGAAGTAACCTTTTGTTTCAACAATAAAATTGTCGAGGATAAAGTCAGGCCGATAGGTACAAGTAATTTCATAGTCAATGCTGATGGTTTCATAAGTAAATTTAATTTTCTTTTTGTGTAAACCTTCAGCAAATCCAGCTTCAAATTTACTCTTGTACTTAGAAGTCGGCTGCGGTTGCAGTCGTTTGTTCTTCGTAGCTCGCTGGTTCTGCTGTTTCAAAATCGCTTGCTCCTCCTCCTTGCCAAGGTACTATGTCACGAAAACAAATACTAAGTGGTAGACATCTGATGCCTACACCATTACCACCAGCGTCATAGCCTGACGCTAAGAAAGCAATCTGTCCTGTAGTCTCTGGACTTATCTTATCCATTGTCTGTCTTTCATCTTCGTTCATCAAAACATTTTGCCCTGACTTAGCATCATGCTTATAGAAAGTTACAGGTGTATTGATACCCTTCATGCCTTTGTAATTTTTCTTCAGTCTTATTACAAGATTGTCCTCTTCGAAAGACCAAGGAAATGAAGGCTGTCCTGTCTTTGAACTCTTTGTAAGAGTAAAGTTTTTGTTTGGAAAAGCTGCTTTGAGTTGTGACTTCCAACTCTCAAGCAAAGCTTCAAGCTTATCTATTATAAAGACTGTAGCTTCAACAAGTTCTCCCTGTTCGTTCTTGATCTTCGTACCTACAGGAATGAGTGCTTCTGTTTTCCATTTCTCTACACCTAAGTATTCATCAGGTGTTACAAGGTAGGAGTAACGAAAGCGAGTTCCTACGGGAGTAACTATTTTGATAGTCTCCGATTTTAAGTTTTCCATTTTTAAACCTGTTTGTTATTCTGGTTAGTCGTCTATAAAAGACGTTCCTTTATAATACCTTGATCTCTTGTCATGTAAATATATATGGTGCAGTCAACACATCTGTTATGTCATAGTCTCCCATATCTAGTGCTGGTGGTAACTTGCTAGTATCACTTAGTTGTTGTGTTGTTTGATGGTATAGATTATCTAGATTGTTGTCGCTATAAATGTTAAAGAAACTTTGCTTTACACATTCAATAAATCTTTGAAGATCACTAGCTGGACTTCCATAGCAGTCATGGATAACACAAAAGTTTTTTAGTTCATGCTTGCTTGCTTCAACCAAACTCATCTGGCAATGTGCAGCATCAAGACTGTGTATATAATTACTTGGAAATCCCTGTAGTTGTTTGCGTTTATCCAGCTTATCTATTTCATCAGTTGCTACGGATAATTTAATACTTGAGTTACCTATCTTTGTAGTAATTCTTTTGACCTGATTCTGAAAATAATTTTGCTCAATCAGAAAACCTGATGGACTATGCCAAGCTATAGGTTTATCTTCTCTGTTAAAACACATGGCAGTAGCAGCTAAATATTTTAAAACCTTATAACTTTCTGGTGTTACATACTTGACTGCTTGTTCAATCATGGTTGCCAGATAAAAATTATTCTTAAAATTTTTTGCCACAAAAACATTTTCATTTACAAAATATTTTTCTATGTAGTTTGCTATGCCAAATGTTGTTGAGTTGTATGGAATCATAAGCACAGGTTTCTTTATAAACTTTCTTGTAAACTTTTCTTTATGTGCATACCAGATTGCAGCTTGCTCAGACTTGTCATACTTCAATAACATTAAGAGAACATCAAGGATTTGTTTATATAAATCTTGTGGTTCTTTTACATTTTGTAGATTAACTTTGTTAGCTAAACTTTCATGGCTTATTAGTCCAGCTATATGTTGGTAGCCATTGTTTGTACCATCAAGACAGCAAACATGATGAGATATAAAACCATTGTTTAATCCAACGTCTTGAAACATAGCCCACTCTCTACACCAAGCAAGAAACTGGAATGGTTCTTTGGCCTTGCCCCATATATCAACATTACCTATTGGATCTTTATAAACTTCAAGAGCTAGATCAGTTCCTTCTATGAAAGCCCACTCAAGTCTTTGCTCATAGGTATGTTTGTTCATGCCCCAATGATTAGCACCAGCTATAGCCAGCCAGTTTAAGTCTTGTTTAGTCTTGATCTCTGCACCTTCATAGAATCTATGCAGCCCTCTAGCTATGTCACTTCCCTGTGGGTGGAAGTGTGCAGTCATGCAATACATTCTTCCTGTAAAGTCATACTGGTAGAGGTGGTAAAACTTCTCGCCAGCATATCGTTTAGCTGTATCAATCATGGATAATATCTGATACCTCTTGACCATATTCTGTGCGTTCATATCATGAATTAAAGAAGCGTGGTATCTCCATTCCTTCATAGCTTCTTTATCACTTACATCTATTGGCTTTGTTGGTACTTCTGCAAGCTCCCTGTCAATCAATGAACCTACCTCTATTCGTTCCTCCCAACAGTACTCAAGAGTTTCTAACACAAATTGATTCACTCCCCACTCAGTATGACTCGCTAGAGTTAACGCTTTCAGACTTGTTGTTAAGTCTGTTTCTCGTAATCTTTTTAGGTAGTCTGGATTAGATGTCTTGATAGCTCTAGTCTTTAATCTCTCGGTGTAATATCCACCATCATTTATAGATGTCCACTCCCTAGGTTTATCGAGCAACGGAAGATAGATAGGAAAAGCAGCAATACGATTAGACCTACCCTGATTTATATACTTCATATACACCTCAGTAAATACAACAAAGCTAGTCATAGTCTTGCCTTGCCTTCTGTTTACTATCTTGACCATGCCTAATTGAATACTAATTATTTCTATCAGCTTCAGCCCTACCCTTAACTTGTTTCCTCTAGTCCAAGGTTTAAACTTGTGACCCTTTTTATTCATGTGATATACCATCAATCTTTTTTTATAACCTTCATGGTTTGTATCTTTGGTATGCCTAATAATATTTTTAAAATGTTTTGGGTCTTGTTCTTCAAAGGCTGTAAACCTAAGTTCATCTTCCAGCATTTGACCTATCTTCAGGGCTGTTGCTGTGGTTGTTTTGGTTTGTGATACGTTATCAATCAAGACTTTAAAAGCTATAAAAGAAACTACATCTAAGTCTGGGAACTGAGATAGATAGATAGCTGATACAGCTTTGACTCCGACCTTACCAGCAAGTGAGTTAAACACATGGCTTTCTATAGCCTTGGTTAGTTCTTCAAGCTTGGCTTCCATTATGTTTCTTGCGTAGTAATTAGAACTCTCATTACCACGTTCAATGTTTTTGTTCTGCTTGCTGATCTTGTTATAGGCTGAGATGTTAGAGATACTTTGCTCTAGCTCTAGTTGTTTCTTGCTAGGCTCAGTCATTCAAGACTCCGACAATACTGTGTAAAGCTTTGGGTGCTAGGTGAGCATAGATCATGGTGGTCTTTATGTCCTCATGACCTAACCAATCTTTGACCAAGAGTAATTGACAGCCACGCTGCACCAATCTGCTGGCACAGGTATGTCTACATAGGTGCAAGGTATAAAACTTTTTATCGGCATAACCTAAGTCAGTCCTTGCCTTCTGCCATATAGCATTTAGTTCAGAGTAGTTAAGACTGAACAGCTTATCAAAGTCTTTTACTTCTCTGTAGTATCTCCTGAGTATCGACTTGACTCTGTTGGTCATGGGTACAGCTACAGCATTATCATTTTTTCTATCGTTGAAATTGATTTGGTTGTTATCAAAGTCAACAAATCTTTTTTCTAAATTGAGTAGCTCGTTGACCCTACAACCAAGGTCAATGAGACACTCGATAATATCTTTAGCTTCTCTGTTTCTTTGCATACAGTTAAGCCAGCTAAGAAGCTCTCTTTCCATATCAGCAGTAAGATAATGTACCTTCTGTTTCTTCTCCTTCAATCTCCTTGGGAAAGAAACATCTTTAATAAAACCATCTTCAACCATCTCATCTAAGACAGTCTTGAGATAGCCTACCTTTGTGTTAGTTACTTGCTTACTATTTTTTCTTGTGAACCTATGATAATCCATCAGCTTTTTTATATGCTGTTTAGTAATTTTATTTACTTGTAAATTACCTATGGCCTTGATGTTATACTTCATAGCTATCAAGAAATTTGTAGCTGAATCTTCTCCGTTGTACCTTCTCTTGTAGACAAGGTTAGTTGCTTCGGAAAGCGTAGGCATTTTTGTTTTCATGGTGACTCTTTAATAAAGGTTAGCTTGGCATTAGATCATCAACTCTTTTGATCTCAGGAAGTTTAGCAAACTCTATGAGATCAGGGATTGTATATTCTCTTGTTGAATATCTTTTCCCACAGTCAAGGCATACCCTATACCGCTTGGTATAAGGTATGTTTGCTTTGTTTTTATTGATCGGGTTAGGTTTACCCGATCTGTTTCTAGTCTGCAAGTTCTTTGTATTAAGACTGCGACATTCTTTGTTAGGGCATACACTCATAAGGCTGGTTTCCCTTTGTGATAATAAACTTTTAAATATTCATCAAGTAAAGTTTCATGGTATTCAAGATGCTTGCCTTGATCGTTGTTTAAAATCTGTGCAATGTTTCCGTCAGCAATAACTTGAGTAGGTTTTACGTTATGCTTTTTGCAGATCTTACAATAAGTTTCATAGATCACTTTGTTACCTCCTCTGGTTTTAAAAGCTTATCAATCTTATCTCTTATTTTTCTTAAGTAATCTATGGTTTCATCACTTGCCTTGTTGCCATGCTCTGCTTCTCTCAAGACGTTATCAATCTCAAGAAACTTTGCAAAGCATTTAACCATGGTTGATGATTTCATGTTAGGCAAACGACCTTCATCTCCTTCGTTATCTTCAGCCGAAAGATAACCGACTGAAGAATCATCAAACATACCTTCTTTGTAAGATACAAATTCCATATCTTGCCAATGACCATCAGGCCAAATGTGTTCTATTCTTGAAGTGTTCATAGTGACTCCGTTTTGATTTGGTTAATAGTTTTAATAATTTCTTTTTTGTAGTACTCAATAGTTTCATCTACTAAAAGATTGCCCTCTTCATCAGAGGGCGGAAAGATAGTAAAGTCTCTATCGGTAAGTCTTACAGCCCTATGCAGTATGCAATCAAGCTCAAAGAGAGTAGCAGTTTTTGATCTAGGCATTAGTAACTCCTACTTGTATTTGTAATTCGTCAGCAAGATCTTTGAACCAAGTCTCAGAATTAAAACCCATTTGTTGAATCTTGTAAGACTCAAAAGGAACGTGTAAGCCTAACCCAGAGAGCCAGTACTCAACGCTTTTGTAGGGTTCTGATTCATACCTACCAACAGTAGCTTTATAAAGCTTGAAAGCCCAATCAAACTTCTGCTGTTCGTTCCAATCTTTCCAATGACTGTTATCTAGTCCGTTGTAAAACTCCTGAGAGTCAAGAGTTTTTTCTATTGAAGTTAATAAAACTTCTTTCAATGAATCCATTTGTGACTCCGTTGT